GTATGAATCAAAAGCAGCTAAGAAAATGGAACGTTGGTTGAAGATTCCAAAGGACAACCGAAAAGCAAAAAAAGGTGATGGCTTATTCATTGGTGATATTCATGGAACTTTGATGGCAGGTGACAAAGTTTGTGACTTGTTTGGGTTAATGAATGGCAATCCTTCAAAGCCAAGTGAATCATTGCCTGGCACTTCAAGCGATAAGAAACCAAAGACCAAAGAAGAACTTGAAAGAGAAGAAAGGAAGAAGAAGGCAAGAAAGGCAGCCGAAGCAAGCAGACGTGAAGCCCCAAGAGTAAGATTCATTTCAAAAGACCATGATGACTATGAAGAAAGATTCTTGGTTGATGGTCATCTTTATGGTGCTTTCTATGAACCACCAAGTGCAAAGGGCAATCATGGAAATGTCTTGTGGATCAATAAAGACCATAATCTTCTTCAAGGTTATATTAATGTGGCAGAAGATTGGTTGAGTAAGAAGAATATCACTTTTAAGCGTAACTTTATCTTACAGCACTTTGTGATTCCATTTTGGGAAGAATATGCACCTTGCACAATTCAGCATGGCAAATCACTTCCAGAGTTCAAGAAAGATTCAAACTCTTTTTCAGCTGAAAGAATCACTTGGGCCTTAATGGGCTGCCAAGCCTTCTTTGAGATGGACATGGTAAGACTTTATAAGCAATACAAACTAATTGAGGTAATAGCGGTATGACTTGGCAAAACAGAGCAAAGCAGCTTAAGCAGCAAGGCTTGACCATTGAGGAAGTCTTACAAGTCTTGAAAGATGAAGGCTATCGAAGACCAAACGGAGAATGTTACACAAGATGGTTCATTCAACCATTCGTCAAGGGTATTAATTCACAGCGTGGTTATCGCAAGACAGGTGTTTATGATCTTACACCACAGGAAAGGAAGTTGTATGATGAAGAGATGAAGGAACGTCAAAGACAACGGTCCAAGCGGTGGAAGGAAAACAACCTTGAACGTCATCGAGCGTATCAAAAGCAATATCAACAGGAATACAGAGACTTACTGAAGGGGCTTAAACAAGCATGATTCATTACATATATGAAGATGAAATTGGAAGTGTGGAACTTATTGACCACATGGGAACGGATAAGAGTGCGGTCAATGCTGCTAGAGTATCATTCTTAAAAGACAGCAAAGGCAAGGAACTGACTGCCAGAGATAAGAATCTTATCAACTTCTTGGTGGGTCACAGCCATACTTCACCTTTTGAGCACATGCAAGCAACCTTTAGGTGTACCGTTCCTTTATTTGTCAGAAGTCAGGTGATGAGACACAGAACATTCTCTTACAATGAAGTATCAAGGCGGTATACTGCAGACAATCTCCAATTTTGGAAACCACAGGTCTTTAGAGGTCAAAGCAAGTTAAACCTTCAATGCTCAGAAGGCACTACAACCGAGCAAGAGACTTGTCATAATCTTTTTAACCATTGCATAGCTGAAACATTAAAGCACTATCACAGCTTGCTTCAAAAAGGGGTAGCAAGGGAGATGGCAAGGGCTATCCTACCACAAGCCCTATATACTACCTTTTACATGACAGGCAGTGTTCATAATTGGGTTAAGTTCTTAAAGTTGCGTCTTGATGAACATGCACAGATTGAAACACAGTTGATGGCCAAGGCAATCAAGCAAGACCTTTTTGAGCTTTACCCCATAACCATGAAGGCCATGATGAAAGAAGATAATGGATAATGGATAATAGTAAACAACTTGAACACACACACGCGCGCGTAATCACTGACCTTGTAGAATTAAGCAAGCGATTAAAAGAGAAAGTGATTCTTGAAGGTGACTTGGCAAAAGAGAGTCAAGACCTTTACAATTATATTATATCAACCCTCTATGAAGCATACGGTGAATTATATGGCTGGAACAAAGAAGAAAACAGCGACCAAGAGAAAAAGCCCGAAGCTATCCAAGACTAAAGACACCATCAAGAAAAGTGTGATTGACCACCTAGAGGTTGGAAACACTATTGAAGCAAGTGCCTTCAAGTCAGGTATTAGTAGAGGAACATATTATAATTGGTACAATGCAGATGAGCAGTTTGCGCTTGCTTGTGATGAAGCTATGGCCAAAGCAGAAGAAGCCCTTCTAAACCAAATTATGAGAATGGCCATCACTCGTGATGATTGGAGAGCACCAGCTTGGATTCTTGAAAGACGTTTTCCCGACCGTTGGGGAGCAAAGCAAGAAATCAAGATGGAGACCACAAGCAAGTCCGATGGAACGAATGAAGTCTTATCAATGCTTGAACAAATTAAGAAAGGTCCTTCACAGCCACAGGAGAAGTGTTTTGACACAAAAACTGTGAAGGACCAATCAACCTAGAAGACTAGGAGACCTTTAGGGCATGACACTCCCTTGAAAGTATAGATAACAGATATTATGACAGCTATCAAACTAAACGAACTACAAAGGCAAATCATCACAGCCATTAAAGATGAACAGAAGGTAATCAGTGCAAGGTGTGGCTGGGGTAGTGGAAAGACCTGCGCTTTGGTCTTCTCCATTCTCTTCATTGCCAAGACAAGACCAGGCACTTCCACCTTGGTAGTCACTGACACCACACCAAGATATAACAGTGTATTAATGCCCGAAATGCAAAAGTGGTTAAGTCCTTTGGGGTGGACTTACAACCACACCAACAAGCAATGGCTTGACCCCTCCACAGGTTCAACAGTGTGGTGTCGTTCCTATTATCGACCAGGAACAAGAGATGCTACCCACAACCCCCTTGAAGGTTTAAATATCACAAGCGGTGTATGCCTTATTGATGAATGTCAAACCCTTGATGTTGAGGTGGCACATAAAGCCCTTGGTCGTCTTCGTGCTGGCCCTTCACCAATCTTGATATTGGTGGGCTTGCCTGTGGCAGATGCTTGGTGGTGCTCAATGGCAGAAAACGCAGGCTACATTCCTATGTTGTTCACAAGCTATGTCAACCAAGACAACCTTGCTGATGAATGGTTTGAAGCCACCAAGCTATTACCTGCAGAAGAACGTGAAGCTATGATTATGAATAAGCCCAAACCACCAACAGGCTTGATTTATCAAGAGTTCACAGAAGGCCACATTATTGAAGATTGGACTTACAAGCCCACCATGACAGGAAGGATTGCCATAGATTGGGGATTCAGAAAACCAAGCGTGTTGATTATTTGCCATGATGAAGACCTTGAAGCTGATATAATATGTCATGAGTTCAACCCAAAGGAAGTGACCACTGAGCAGTTGACAGCCCTTATTCTTTCAGTAGCTTGGCCAAGGTCATTAAAAGACCAAGCACCAAGTGATAGAATATGGTTAGACACAGGGGTGGCAGACAAGGCAGGCAAGGCAAGGAACGACCAAACAGGCAAAAGTGCCTTCCGAGTAATGAGACAGCCACCACCTTTGGGTCTTGGCCTTCCACTAAGATCAACCACTGATCCAATCAAGGTGGACATCTTGAACGGTGTGCAGCGGTTGAAACGTGCCTTCAATTCAAGACGCTACTTGATAACCAAAGAAGTTTGGGAACGTGGGGAACGTGTGACAGGCAATAGCATAAGGAAGGCTTTGTTGTCTTATGCTTGGGATAGCAAGGAACAACCCAAGAAAGATGGAAGGGAAGACCCACTTGATGCTTTAAGGTATGACTGTATTATCTTTAATTGGAATGATGTTGCAGTTGACCAAGGCTACAAGCCAAGAGGTGGTGGAATAAAGACAAGAGAAAAAAGACGTGTTAGTGTTGGGGGGTCAAAAGTAAGGAGCTTTTAATGGAACTCATAGAAACCAAGCTGGCCATAGTTCTACTTGACCTTATTGGGTCAACCAAGTTTGTCCAACGTGCAGGTGCTATGAAGGCAGCCAAATGGTTGCAATACCATGACAGGCTTACACGTTCCTTGATTCTCAAGTTTAATGGTCGAGAGATAGACCGGTCAGATGGTTTTTTACTTTCCTTTGAAAGACCTGTTGATGCTGTGAACTTTGCCTTGCACTATCAACAGCACATACCACCAAAGACCAAGCTACAATGTAGGATTGGGATTCATTGGGGAGTTGTGGTGGAAGTCAAGCAAGATGAAATTTATACCTTGGGTGGTGCAAAGCAAGTTGAGCTTGAAGGGGTAGCTAAGAACATAGCAGCAAGGACCATGTCACTTTGTGGAGCGGGTCAAGTCCTCTTAACCCAAGAAGCCATGAAGGCAGTCAAGCACAGAACCAACAGGTTTACCCCAAAGGGCACAAGGTATGCTTTAGCAGGTGAATACAGGTTCAAAGGTGTAAGAGAAACACAAATCATCTACACAGTTGGTTCAACCATTGAAAGTCTCCAACCACCCAAGGGAAGTGAGAAGGTTAAGCGTCTTGGTGGACCTAAGCGAATAAAAAGCAGAATGAGAGACAAGAAGTTGAAAGAGTGGATATGGTTCTTATTAACCAGAACAGCACTTGTTTTCATTTGCTGCTTAATCACCATGGTTGGTCCTGCCTTACTCGATAAGCACAAGCGCCTTATGAGCGGCCTTGAAATATGGTTTGGTTGGATTGATCCCATAGCGGAATTGATTCAAAACATAATGGAGTTGATACCATGAAAGATGAAAAGAAAAAGAGTCATGTTGAATTTACCAAAGATCAAAAGGCAAGGCGTGGCTGGTGGTTTTCAGTCTTCTTCTTAATCTTAGTTGTGGCCCTTATTCTGTTCTTAACCTATGTCAAGATAGTTGATGAAAACAGAGATGTGCTAGTGGGAATACTTGGTGTTATCACAGGCAGTATTTCAAGCATGGTAGCCATTGCCAGCGGTCGTGATCCTTCAGAAGTGGAAGAGTTGAAGGATAAACTAGCAAGTGCAAATGCTGACAGAGAGGCCTTGATAGCAAGACTTCGTGATGCACAAATCCAAATGCAGTTGAAGACCGACCAGCTTATGGAACTTCAAACAGCGGTCATTGATAAGCTATCCATGTTTGCCAATCAACACCCGATCAAAACACAAAGTGAAGAGCAAGTTATCTTGCACCCAAAGGTTGAAGAATGGATTCCAAAGGGATAGCCCAAGGTCATATTAAACTTGTCCTAGATTCATTGAAAGAAATGAAAAGACCTTGGGCTGCCTTCATATATCACTTGATTTTATACTGAACAACCTTTTATTGATAAATTATGTTATAGGTGCTTATATGTTAAAAGAGACACCAACACACTAGTGAGTAGCCAATGGATCAACAAGGCAAAGATAAGACACCTAGACACCTTAGGGCACTGTCACCACGTTTTGTCACCAAGGGGATAACAGGAACACAGCTTGGTGGTGGTGTCATCACAGGCAAGGAAAACAATCCACAGCTTACGGGCCTTAATTGGGTGAGTGAAGCTGAAGAGATGTTAAGAACTGACCCAATAGTAAGAAGGTCTTGGCACATGCTAAGACAAACTTTGTTAAGTGCTACTTGGCGATTCATACCAGGGATTGAAGATGACCCTGTAGCTGAAAAGCTGGCCAACTTTGCAAATGAAGCCTTTGGCTTTGATGGTTATAGCGGCCAAATGTCAGTATCTTGGGAAGATCAACTGTCTTACCTGTTTGAGTTCATTCCACTTGGTTACAGATACGCTGAAGAAATCTACCGTGTTGGACCTGACCATGAAGGCAAGATCAGAGTATGGCTTGACCTTTATGCAGACAGAGAACCAAGCGCCCACCAAAAGTGGTTAAGTAGAGACAACCAACACCTTGATGGTGTACTTCAAAACACAGTGGGCTTGACTTACACACCCGAACCAATCCCAGCAAACAAGTTGCTACTGCTTACCTTGAATAGAACAGGCAGTAACTTTGAAGGGGTGGGAATGTTAAGGCCTGTTTGGTGGTGGTGGAGAACTAAGCAACGTGTGTCTAATCTCATGTGCGTTGGTCTTGACCGTTGGGCTGTTCCTACACCAAAGGTAAAAGTCGACCGTTCCAAAGCTGAAGAACTAGGCTTAACAGATGGTGACATTGATGCAATGCTTGATGATGCCGAAGCACAGGCCCAAAGTTTTATAAGTGCAGAGCAAAGCTATTTGGTGGAAAATGGTGCTGTCAGTTTTGACACTTATGCAGTGCAGCCCAACTTATATGCAAGTGGACCAATAGACATCATCACCAAGTGTGATGGACAAATAAGTGCTGCCTTCCTCACTCAGTTTGCTGACCTTGGCAACACTGAGACAGGAGCTAGAAGCGTTGGTGAAGTTCACCTGTCTGTTTTTAGAAGGGCAGCTATCAACCTTTGTGACCTTGTAGCTAGTCAAGTCAGTGGAGTTGATCGAAGAGGTGGCGGAACTATTGGCCGCTTGATCCGTTGGAACTTTGGAATGGTCGACCCCTCCAAACTTCCAAAGCTAGTTCATACAGGCCTTGACACAGATGACCTTGCTGAATCATTGGGAATGTTGCCTGGCCTTGTGCAAAGTGGTTTACTCACACCCGATGATGAACTTGAAAGAGCAATAAGAGAGCGTCTTGGTGCAGGTGACTTGCCCGAAGATGCACAAAGAACAGCCATTGAAAGGACTTCCTCTATTGGCGGTCGTGGTGGTGTAGCTTCACTTGCTGAACAACTCATAAGGAAAAGACGCAATGGCTAGAACAGAAGCACAAACACCAGCACCCAAGAAAGACCAAATCAAGGGAAGTAAGACCAATCCCAAGGGTAGTGCTTCAGGCTCAAGGGGTGGAATAGAGATTGGTGATAGTGCAGTCAAAGCACTTGAGAACCTAAGAGACCGACACAATAAAAGATACAAGTCTCAGTCTAAGCAAGTAGACCTTGGTATGTTAAAGGCAGTCTTTAGACGTGGTGCAGGTGCTTTTTCTGTTAGTCATCGACCAGGTATGACAAGGACACAATGGGCATTGGCAAGAGTAAGAACCTTTCTCAAGTTGGTTGGTACAGGTGAGAGAAAGAAGTCTTACACAACCGACCTTGACCTTTTACCCAAAGGCCACAGACAAAGAGTTGAAGCCAAGGTTGAAGCCTTGGCCATACCTGACAAATACAGCCATATTGACTTCACACCACCAAAGGGAGCACAAGACGCTGCCAAACGTGCCTTGGAAGTCAGAGCAACAAAGCCACCTTCACAGCGTGGTATGACACCTGTAGGTATTGCTAGAGCTAGAGACCTAGCCAATGGCAAAACACTTTCTCCCGAAACGGTGAAGCGTATGCTTGCCTACTTCACTCGCCATGAAGTTGACAAAAAAGGTTCAACTTGGAGCGACCAAGGGAAGGGCTGGCAGGCTTGGCAAGGTTGGGGCGGTGACGCTGGTTATTCTTTTGCAAGGAAAGTTGTGAACCAAATGAAAAGAGCAGATGAAAAGCAAACAGCACTTCGGGCTTATGGTGAAGCAATCCAACTCACCAACCTTAGAGAACCATCTTATGATCTACCCGAAGGATTAACCATTGGTAAACCGTTCAAGACTTTGGCCCTTGGTCAAGTATCTTCAAGAATGAACGGTGAAAACATTGGCCAAGAAATAGACCATGAACTTCTTGGTGAAATGATACGAGTATTTAAAAAACGTCAATATGCTGATCCTGTAATTATTGATTGGCAGCATGCAACAAGCCCTTTTCAAGGTGGACACCCAGCACCACCCGAAAGTGGGAACGCACTTGGCTTAATCGTAGACATTGAACTTAGAGAAGATGGCTTATATGCAACACCAGCTTATAATGAAAGAGGTCTTGACGTGGTCAAGTCTGCAGGTGGTGTGCTTTGGTCTTCACCCGAGTTTATCGTTGGTGATGTCTTCGCTCGTGATGGTGGAGACCCCATTGGAAGTGCTCAACTTTTAGCTATTACCCTTACTCCACGACCTGCACAGTCTAATGATAAGATTGGTCGTGTACTCTTAAACGAAAGGACAACCTCAATGGATAACATTGAAGCCCTATCTGTTGAAGAACTTCGTCAAATGCTTGTCGCTAAAGACGCATTGGTCAAGGAGCTTGAACAGAAAATGAAGGACATGATGGAAGATTCAGAGTCAGCAATGGTTGACGAAAAAGAAGAAACCATGATGGAAGAAGAAGACAAAGCCGAAAAAATGGCGGAGTCTAAAGAAGAAGACAAAGCTGAAAAGATGATGGAAGATGAAGAGAAGAAGTCTTACAAGATGAGTGAGACCTTAACCGAGTCAACCCTACTTAGTGAAGTCCAAGCCTTGCGTGAAAACAATGCTAAACTATCACAGCGTCTTGAAGCTATTGAAGCCGAAAAGAAAGAAGTTGAAAAGCGTGAAGCGGTCAATCTTCTTCTTAATGAAGGCAAGATCACACCAAGTGAAGTTGAAGTTGCTGGCAAGGCATTTGAACTTCGTGAACTTCAAGGTGAGTTTTGGACTATGTTCTCAGAGCGACCTTCAAACAGTGCTGTGCCATTGGTAGAGGTTGGTCATGGTGCAAGTGGTCAAGAGATTAATAAGGCTACTCTTGACCAAGAAGTAAGAAAGCTAGCTAGTGAGAAATCAGTTAGCTATTCAGAAGCCTTGAACCTTTTCGCTAAATCAAACCCCGACTATTACAATAAGGTCTTTGGAGCTTAATCATGTCAAATATTATCAATTCTTTTGTAGCTGCTGAAGCTATTACTGAGTTTGCCCTTGTTTCTGTTAACACAGCTGGCAAGATTGTTATTACTGATGCCGCTACTGATGCTCGTTGCGTTGGTATTGCACAACGTGCTTGTGCAAGCGGTGACAGTGTGGAAGTTCTTGTGCAAGGTGTAAGTCGTGTGATTGCAGGTGCGACCATTGCAAACACTGTTTCCCTTGTTATGGCTGATACTGATGGGAAAGTTGTTACTCATGCAACAACAGGAAACTACAGCATTGGCCAAATCCTACCTAACATCAACCAAACTTCAGCAAGTGCAAGCGATCAAATCTTGATTAAATTCACAGGCCCTTGCAACTTACTACCTTAAGGAGCTTAACACATGGCTAGTTCATACGCTAATTTACACCCTGTTGACCAAATTTTAACAAGCCTTGTTCAAGAAGCTGTTCCAAGTGATGACCAGCTTATCGCTGACAAGGTTCTTGAGACCATCAAAGTTCCCGAGCGTTCAGGTACTCTTTTAGTTGAGAATACCCGCAACTTTATGGGAGCAGGTGCAGGTCTTGACATCGAGAGAGCTCCTGGCTCAAGTCGTGCTTCTATTGGTGGCTTTGATCGTTCAAGCCAAACCTTCAAAGCCAAGATTTATTCAGCAAGTGATTCAATCGCAATGGAAGACATCTTTGACAGCCAATACCCTGGCAGCGAAGAAGCGCGTATTGCAAAGAAGGTTGCTCGAGTAATGAAACTTGCTCGTGAGAAGAGAGCGGCTGATTTATTATTTGGTACAAGCAACTTCAACAACAACAATTCAACAGCTGAATTTGGTGGCAAGTTCAATGCTGCAGGTGCTGAAGGTCTTAGTTATCTCCATGAGCTTAAGGACACTGTTTTTGAGGCAGCACATGGAATCAATCCTGATACCTTAATCTTTGGTCGTCAACTCTTCAGAGAGCTTGCACGAAATCCAGAAGTCCGTGGTTATGTTGGTGATTCGACTGCAGGTATCGCTAGTGGTAATCGCATCTTGAATGATGAAGCTGTTATTGCTGTGCTTCGTGATGTCCTTGGTATTCCAAACATCTATGTTGGTCAAGCTCGTCAAGATACTGCAGTGCCAGGTGCTACTTCTTCAGAAAGCTACATTTGGACAGGTGACAGCTTGTTTATGGGTATTCTTCGTGGTTCTGATGCTATCGTTCAAAAGAGTGGTAACGTGAAGGGTATGCCTGTTGCTGCTCTTAATCTTGCTTTTTCTGATATGGTAAGCGGTCAGTATGACAGCCTAGACAAAACACGTCGTTATGTTTGGGGTGAAGAGGTTAACTCTTTCCACGCTGTAGATTCAACCCTTGGTCGTATCATCACTGACTGTCTATAAGGTGAAAGATGCTTTGTACATGTGGCCAACAAATATCCTTACTCGCTGAGAATGACGCTGATAAGGAAGCAATAGAGGACTTGACAAGACAGGCAAAAAGTCAGTCAGGTCCAATGGCCACATTGACAAGGGCAAGACGTGACCAGCTCAAGGCAGAAGTAAAGGCTGAACAGGCTTTTGCTAAGTCCTTGAAGCAAGGGGCTTTGGATATTTCCAAGGCTATGGAAATAGCAATTAAGACCGCAAGAGTCGAAACCATAATGAACTATACTGATGAACAGCTTATGCAGTTCATTCTTGAAAATGGTCTTGGCCTTGCTGTTGATGAATTCATTGAACAAACTGACTTAATAAGGCAGGCTGTTCAAAAAGGCATATTGGCGATAAGGACAGATGTTGACTTTTCAAACATTGCTTCAAACATGCAAGCAATCCAAGCCATGACTGCCAAACAAGTATTTGAAGACGTGATCTTACCACCTGTTAAGAAAAGTATTGCTAGAGGTCTACAAGATGCAATCTTGGAAGTACCAGCTGAAATCATAGCAAGCAATCTCCAAATACAACTTGAAAGCGCAATGGGTAGGCAGCTAACAGAAGTCAAGACGCAAATATCTTCCTTTGGTCGTTCAATAACTGCCTTTGTTGCAGAAGACGCAGGACTTGACCACTACCTTTACACAGGCCCCAAAGACGGTATAACAAGACCTTTTTGTCGTGAACTCATTGGCTTGGTAGTTACCAAGGAGCAAATGAGAAAACTTGACAATGGTCAAGGGCTTGGTGTGCTAGTATATTGCGGTGGATATAATTGCCGCCATAGTTGGTCACCTGTCAGTGAAGGTTTCATTGAAGCTGCTAAACTACCCCTTGCGACCAATACAAATATCAATCAAGCAAACAATAAAGCACAAAGGTGATAGCCATGATTAAGGTTGCTACAGATACAGACTTACTTTTTGAATGGAACGCACCAACACCCATCACAGGTAGTGTGACCTTAAAAGTGTATGCTACAAGCACACCTGTGACAGTGGCCTTGACCCAAAGCAGGACAGCCTTAACGGTGACAGCCATTGCAAGCGACCGAAGAACATTGACACTTTCAGCAAGTGCAACAGCCTTGCAAGCTGACCAAGTTAAGGCCTTCTTTGTGACCAATGGAGACACTTACTTTTCAGTAGCTATTTCAAGGATAGTTGATACCACAGCGATATTGGCCGAACCACTACCAAGAGAAGTGGACTTATCAACTAGTGGTAGTCTTGAATTCGCCATGTACTATGGAACGGTAACAACTGCACAAGTCACAGACACACCTGGCTATTACCCCTATACAATAGGCTATACTTCCAACCTTGGAAGTCAGACCCAAGGCAAGACTGAAAAAGGTATCATCAAGGTCACTAATCGACCATTTGACACAGGTCTTGACCATGACGAACTAGTAAGAACTTTTGCAAACCTTGCGGACATGGTGCCAAGAAGACAAAGCAGTTTTGAACCACAAATTAAGGCAAGCCTTGAGGAAATCATCTTAGTCATTAGAAACCACTTAAGAGCAGATGACATCACAGAAGATGAAGTCTTCAACCCAGAGTCCTTTAAACTTGCACATGCTTATTGTGCAGCTTCAAGGATATATGAGCAAGCCTTACAGTTTGATGCTGCCAGCATGATGAAAGCAAGGTGTGAAGAATTAATTGATAAGGCTTTAGCCACTATATCACTTGACCTTGATGGAGATGGGTTGGTTGATAGTGGTGAAGAGGTCTTATCGAGAAAAGGTGGTGGACCAACTGACTTTAGAGCAAGTTGGAGAACTTACAGCAAATCAGCAAATGATTCTTTCTTTACTCCGAAACGTGGAATGAGGCACTAGTCATGCCTGTTAAGTATAAGTTCAACTTTCCAAGCAACCTATGGACACAACAAGACAGTGCTATTCTTGGATCAAATACACTTGCACAAATCAAGATAAGAACAGGCAAGGGGATTGATGCAAATGGACAACCATTTGAAGACTACTCTACCAATCCAATATATGTGAAAAAGCAAGGTGCAAAACTTAAGCCCAAAGGTGGCAGACCTTCCAAGTCAGGTGATAGTGTTTACTATGAAAAAGGATATGCTCAATATAAGCATGAATCAAGAAGACGTGGTCAAGGTGGTGAAAGTGCAGAAGTTGACCTTGTACTTAGTGGCAACATGCTAAACAACTTCATAGTGAAAGAAGCCACTGACCATGGATTCAAGATTGGCTTAACTAATCAAGCTCAATATGGTTATGATGTTAATCGAGAACGTGAATTTATTGGCTTGACTGATGGTGAAGTTGAAATGATTGTCAAGGCTGTTGAACTTGATCTTAAAAGGAAATTACAATGAGCCAAGGCATATTTGCAGCACTTGAATTCTTAGAAGATATGGTTGAGAACATTGACCCAAAGACAGATTCACACCATGGCTTTGTTGCCATTAATCGTGGCACAGGCTTCACAGCGTCTTTGGAAGATCGACCAAATAGTACAAGATACTTTGAGCTTGCCATTGATGGACTTGCCAAAGACGATGGCATGGCTGGTCTTAGTGGTCGAAAAAGAGCAAGGGTAAATTGTCGAGTTCGTTATGATGTACCACATGACCAAGGCTTCTTGCTTCGTCTTATTAATGAAGACGTAGCTGATTTAATCGACACCTTAAAAGGTCCACAATATAATCTTGCTTCAACAGGGATTGTTTCTTTAATTCCCCTTGATGCTACACTTACAACTATTCTTGATAACCAAGGTGACCGCTTTGCCTATATCTTGGTTCTTCCTTTTGATCTTCTTTATTTGGAGAATTAAACAATGGCAGTAACACACAGAAGTTTAAGCATTGCAGTTGAATCACTGTTTGGTTCACTCGATCCCACAACAGGTATTCCTTCAGCTTCAGGACTTACCTTCATTTCAATTCCTTGCGAACGTGACCCCATCATCGTGCCAGGTGAGCCTGTGGTCAGTGAAAGAAATGATGCAAGAGATGGTTCTTACAATGTACCAAGTGAACCCGACACAGTGTGGAGCGGTGGGGCAAGAGTAAGAAGAAGAACAGGTCAAGTTGTTTGTCGTGTTGACCTTACCACCATTGGTACAGCTTCAAGCGACTATTCAACCAACTATCTTGGTTATCTTCTTGGTGCTGGCCTTAAAACCAAGATTCCAAGTGTAGCGACTGACACAGTCACAGCGGTTGATGCTAACACCTATACACCAACAAGTGCGCCCGCTATTGCTGATATTGGCACTTTGATAAGTTCAACTATTAATGGTCGTGCTGAATATTCAGCAATCACAGACAATGCAGATGCAAGCAGTGATGTGACTATCTCACCTGCACTTTCAACAAGTTCATATACTGCTATTCGTGGCCTACAGACTTGGTACACACCAAGCCGAACCAACACAGGAGACTATGAAGCAAGCGTCGCCTTTAAGATTGAAGGTGTGGACTTCCTTTCTTATGCTTATGGTTGTGTTATGGAAAGCATGAACATTACTCTTGACAATGGTCGCTTAATGGCTGAGTTCACCTTCCAAAGTGCTTTCATTACAGATGACCATGGAAGTGCAAGCGGTCCTGTTGAACCTTCTTATAATAGCGGTGCAGCACCTTTGTTTAGAGGTGCTTATGTGGTCGTTTCTTCAACAGCACCTTCAAGCCTAACCAATGCAAGTGTGGGAGATAAACTTGGAAGAACTGCACTTGATTGTGAAGACTTTAGTTTGACCTATACCAACACCTTAACCCCTATGGGTCACAGCAATAGTGTTCTTGCAATGTCTGACATGGAAATAAGTGATGTTCAAGTTGAACTATCTTTGACCTTGTCAAGTGTCAACACCACCATAGCAAATGACTTCTTCAACCGAACTGTAAGACAAGTCTTAGTTGGCACAGGTCCACAAGGTGATGGACAAGGCTGTGCAATTATGTTGCCTGCAGGTATGCTTACAGTTGATCCTTCTGTTTATGACGTAAGTGGTAACGATATTGTCAGACAGCAATTAACTTACGTTCAATCACGTTATGCTGGCGACTTCTCCACACTCAGCTATGAAGATAACGCTGGCAATTCACCATTTAGACTAGGACTTGGAATCTAAAATGGCTTTAACCTTTTTGACTAGTGAAGACCAAACTATTGACATTGTGATAACTTGCGACAAAGCACTTGAAGCGAGTGATGAACAAAAGAAAACCTATCTATCAAGCGGTAAACTTGAAGACCTTGGCAGTGTGGAAGGTGCAACCAAGTTCACCATCAAAGCACTTTCACCAAGTGAAAGAGAACATGCAGAAGTTCAAGCTGGTGCATATTCAAGAAGTGAACTTGGTCGCTTGCTTTGGGTAGAAGCACCTGTTGACCCTTCAGAGAGGGCTAGATGGCATCATGCTTTAACAGATGATGAGCGTGAAGCCATGGCAGGATATGAAGCCTACTTGTCAAGAGTCTACCTTGAAATGATAAAAGCAAGCCTTCTCTCTATTGATGGTGAAGAAGCAAGCCTTGAGCAAGTACAAGCCATAAGGCCTGACAGCTTTAGAGTAAGGGCAATAAGTGAACTTGTTGCACATATTCAAAGAATAAGCCTGTTAGGCATTGAGGGAAAATAGCCATGGCCTCTTCGGTGTGGCTTGGTCACTCGAAGGGGCGAGCTTGGTCTTGTGACCAATGCAGAGCAAAGAAGGGATTAAGAGAACTTCGTGGGAATTGTGGAGGACCATTCAAGCAAGGCCTTCCACTTTTACAGCAAGACGAAGAAGGGGGCTTTGTGCCTGGTTATCGAGTAGCCCCAGATTGTGGTGAAGACTATTCTGATTTAAAGATTAGGTCTTGTCCTGTTGCTAGTGCCAATAGACTTTCATCAATTATTCAAGCATACCATAGGCACAGAGCAGGCTTGATTAAGATAAGCGAAACATACCCAAGGCCAAGTTGTGCTCTACTTGAAGCAATAGATGTTTTACACTCTAATACAGAAGAAGCAATTTACAGAGCACAGGAACGGTCAATGAAGGAGTCAAGACATGGCAACCAATGAAGTAGAGATTGAACTAGTCTTAACAGGTGCAGAAAAAGCAGTTGATGGTTTTAAAGAGATTGGCGAGACTTCCAAAAAGATGGCCGACCGATTCGCCAAGGACAATGAAAAACTTGGTGAAGGTCTTGGCAATATCACAACCAATGTCAAAGACATTGCAAGCTCAGTAAGAGGTTTAAGCACAGCACTTTCAACAAGTGGCCAAGGCTTCATGGCCTTGATTGGTCCTATTGGAGCAGTGGCAGCCGCTGGCTATGCTTTATATGAGACCTTCTTAAATATCAGTGGGGCAGCACAAGAAGCAGAAGACCGAGCCGAAGCAATGGCAGCGGCAGCAAGTGACCTTCAAAGCAAGTTGGAAGCACTAGCAGAAAAAGGTGTAATCCTTACCACTGAAGAGCTAAGGCGATTCTCAAGGGCTACCCTTGAAGCACAGCTTGCCAAAGAAGCAGTACAAAAGAGGATTGAAAAACTAACCCCAAAATATGCTGAACTAACCGAAGCACAAGAAGGCCTTAATCATGCTCAAAAGGTTTACAATGAAGGAAACATTGGTGATGTTCTATTGCAGGCCATTGGGTGGACTGATGACTTAACGGAGTCAAGAGAGCGACTTGTTGAAGCAAACAGAGCCTTGAATCAATCTTTAGATAAGATTCTACCCACACAACTTGAAGCCAATAAGAAACTGAGCGAAGCGGCCAAACAAGAGAAAGAGCTTGAAGAGACCAGCAATGAAGCGAGACTTGCAAGGATAAAAGAAAACCAAACAAGACTTGATACAATTAGACTTCTTGAAGCAGAAACTATCAAGACAGAAGAGCAAGCCAAGGTCTTCGATGCTGTTCAAAAACAAAAGAAGGCCATTCTTGAACTTGACCTTGAGCGAAACAAGGAAAATAAAGAGTTCTTAAAAACACTCGATGAAAGATTAAAAGGTGAAGTCAAGTCACTTGAAGAAAGTGGAAAAGCAAGAAGGATCATCGAAGCCAGGGGCCTTAAAGAAGTTGAGGACATAAGAAAGGCAGCAAGGGAAAAAGAGCAAGCAGAAGAAGAAAAAGCAAGGGCAAGGAGACAAGCCCAAAGAGCTGCGGCCAATGCCAAGGCCCAAGCAATGGCAAGACAAAGACAAGCCGAAGAAGCCCAAATCAGACAACTTGGTTATGAGCAACTAAGGCTTGATGGGATTGCAGAAGCAGACCTTCTCAAATTGCAATATGATGACAGCTTAAAACTTGTTGGTGATAATGCTAATAAGAAGTTAATCATTGAAATGAAGTATCAAAATGACCTTCAAAGATTGCAACAAGAGCAGCAAGCAAGACTTGAAGCAGATATGCAAGAGCAAGCAAGACTTGAAGCTGAAAACCAGGCAAGACTTGCTGAACAAAGGCAAGCCTTTATTTATTCAACCATGGAATTTAACAGCCAACGGATTGAAGACGAGACAGAGAGACAACTTGCACAGCTTGAACTGAGATATAACAAAGAGATAGCACTTAATGAATATACACAAGACCAAATAACTGAGCTTCAAAGAAGGCAAGCAATAGAGCGTGAAGAGATAATCAATGCTTCCATTGATTCACAGATTCAAAAAGTTGGAGAGTTCACCAATCAATATGGTGCTGGCCTTGCAGAAGCAGCCTATAATTCTTTGCTATTTGGTGAGAGCTTCCAAGAAAGTGTTGGCCAAATGTTGATTGCACTTGGTAGGCAGGCAGCGGTTGAAAGTCTCATGGAGACAGCAAAAGGAACAGCCGCTTTATTCACTAATCCTGCACTTGCTACAAATCACTTTGCAGCCGCTGGCTTATTTGCAGGAGCAGCTGCCACTGCAGGACTTGCAGGCAAAGCACTTGGTGGAGGTACTAGCGGTGGAAGTGGTGGTGCAGGTTCAGCTTCACCAACAGGAACACCACAGACAGCACCAACACCACAAAGAGAACAAGCAGACACGCAAGCCATGGTATTCAATATCAACTTTGGTGGTGCTGTGATATATGATACACAGAGAGCAGCCGAACAAGCACTTGCAGATAGAATCACAAACTTGCAGAATACAAGAAGACGTGGTGCACCAAGGAGACAATTCTAATGCCATTAAATAACCCAGCTCCACAATTTGGCTTACTTACTTCTTGGGATATGAGAAGCCTATCAAGTGTTGAACTTTTCACAAGGCCAGGCGGTGCGGTGAATATGCCCACCTTTAGCAGTGGCCAAGGTATCTATGAAGACGTGCTTTTCTTTCTCAATAACAGAGAGAGTAACACTTCAGTGAATGGAACTAGACAACTGCAAACGGATTCCACCTTTGGGCTTACTTCTTCTTGGTCGATCACCATCAACGAGAATGACAAGGTGGTCATTACTTCAGATACAAAGTTCGACTTAGTGCCTTTGGGATCAAGTGATCCAATGGGCTTTGGCAATGCAACCTTGACAGCCACAGCGACAGGTGCAAATTGGGAAGTGATAGCACCAAATGATTGGCAGCGTGGCCTTGCTGCCCTCGAGGACACCTTTTACAGAATAGATGAAGTGGGCGGTGCTGGCACTTTCAACTTCCCCAACAACGTGCCTGATGTTCAAGACATCACCACCTTTTTAAGGTTAACAGAAGGTGATCTTGATGACTTCAGTCTTCAAAGCCTTACCGAGCTTGACAATGCAGCACAATCAACAAGTGATATTTATTGGTCAATAGATGACAATGGTTTTACTCATTGCTTTTATCCAACAAGTGCAGGTGCTATCACATGGAGCAACACAACCATAAGAGACCTACTTGGATTCACAGGGAACGAAACAACCACGACAAGTGGAAGTTACAGCAGATTGACTTCAACCCACAAGAACAGTGGGGCCTTATTACCATCAAGACCTTACCAATCACACCACCTTCAAGTTCAGAATGTTGGACAGAGCAGAAGAAAAATTGGTGGTGGTTATGTCACAAACTTTGTTGGTTCTTACGTTACTTCTATATTGCTCTTTGACCTTGATGCACTACTTGACCAAAGTGATGACTATAGACACTTTACAAATAGGTTTTTGCCATTGGTCGGGCCAGGTGAAAGAATCAACTTTTACCAATGTTGGGGGGATAGTAGGCGAGCGTTAAGGACTGCTCAAGTGGTAGGAAGTCAAGAAGCGTATGACCTTCTTTACACTTCAGAAGACAATGGTGAGTTTGGAAGGATAAGAGCAAGTCTTTTGACTGCAGAATATGACCTTGCTTATCCATCAAGACTTCAAAGACGTGTTCCTGTTTCCATGGAGATTGAACACTTATGAGCAACACCTTTACAAGCACACCAACACTTGTTGATTCGGGGCGAGTATCAGCAAGCCAAACAATAAGAACAACGGAAGCCGCAAGGCTTGGAGACTTGCAAAATTATTGCTTTGCCTATGGTGGAACAGGTGATGTAGTCAACCAATGTTGGGATGCTGGTGTTTTATATATCGATAATGCTTCAAGTGGTGATATTTGCGAATGGTATATCCCAAGACCTTCCAACCTTCACAACACTTTCAAGTTCAGAGTGGCTTGCTTTACTACCAAGTCAGGTTCAAGCGTTCAATGTGAAATCAAGTTCCCTATTTCGGGCAACTCTTACAACGCAAGCACCACCATCACAGATGGCTCAAGGTATGCTTCAGTTTTTGAAGAATTAACTGTCAGTGTCACAGGAACAGAGACAGAGCTTTATTGCATTTGTCGATTGAATGTAACAGCTCTAAGTGGTTCGGGTAGCATTGTGGAAATCTCCAATGTTGCAGGTAGGTGGTCACCATTGACTTCACCACTGAATACTTCACCACTTGGTCAAGGTAGTGATTCATTTATTCCCCAAGGGATAAGCAGACTAGGCCAAGACTTTCCTTTGCCTGCAAGGTTCGGAGTGCAAACAATAGAGAATATCGAAGTGCTTAGGAAGAGAGGAAGAACCTTGCTTAATTGGTCGGGTGCAGAAAGATTCAGTTCTTTGGTGAGTCCTGCTAAGGGGCTTGGAATAGCAGATGTTGAAGTCATGTTCTCTAAAGCTGCCTTGTTTGCTGGCATGAACCAAGTCAACCTTGATGTGGATATATTCTTAAAGATTGTCAACCATAGCTCAGGCACTAGCTTTGACATCTTTGGCCATAGGCTAACACCTGCCACCAATGGGTGGAATAGCTTTGGGGTGACATTAAGGCTTGATGAATCACCACTAAGCAATGAGTTTAACTTGTCTATGTATCGTGTCGGAGTTGAGAACACAGAAACCAATGGTAACAATCTGCTAAACTTTAACAATCGTGTTTCAAGTGATATGTATATTAGCGCAATATCCATCATAGGAGTTTAATAATGCTTATCCCCACAGGCTTTGCAAAATTGCCTTCTATTGATTCTTGTTATAACAACCAACTTGTTTTTGGTGGTACAGTTGGACAGTTAGCCAATGGCCTTGCACAGCTTTCTAATTGCAAGTTTCTTGGTGAAGCCCATTACCACATAGGCCAAGAAGTACCAAGTGCTATTGGTGGAGCGACCAACACCAACACCACCTTGAAGCTATCCACCACTACATGGAACTTGCTTTATCAATCCACACCACTTTCAACACACTTGGCAGTTATCGCTTATTATAAGGCAGGTAATTACAGCTTTGGTCCATACTTGCAATTCAGCTTAAGGGCTACCTTTGCGAATAGCTACACAGGTGCGGTTCTCGATTATGGGTGCAAGTTCCAAGCTGGTATTGACCTTGCACATGAAAGAGACAATCTACAAGAAGCCTTCACAGGTTGTGAGCTCATACCCGCACCAACTAACACAAGTCCCGAACCACCAAGGCCTTTGTATGTGCCTTTAGCTCATAGGGGTAGTTTGTTGAATGTGGTGGTGGAAAGTCAAAACTTGCTTCCCTATAGTGTCCATATTTATGATGTATTAATACCAGAGGTGACAGTATGACAGTCTCAAGCTCACATGGTAGGCGAGTCTTTGCCCTTCAAGTCAGTGGCCTTGAATACCGTTATCACAGCAATACACCACCAAGTTCAAGCAATCTTGATTCAACTATAACAAGCTCGATTGATTACATTGACCAAGAAGGGATTGTGTCAGTTGGTGCTTTTAGTGCAAGCATAGACCCAAGTGGAGGGGTAGCCCAATATGGTGCACTATCCATCACTTTGCAGATTGATAAGAAGGCTGGCCTTGGTGATCCTGGCATTATCTTTGGTCGATGTGGTGCAAGAAGTGCAGGCACTAGGGCACAGTTAACAAATGATGCAGACCGAACCACCACCACCTTTGAAGTTGATACCAACTTAACAAGTCTGACTTATCCAAGGTTGCTTCATATTGGTTCAGAGACTGTGAGAGCAAGTAGTGCAACCACTAACACAGTGACAGTGACAAGAGGACAAGGAAACACCACACCACAAAACCACAGCATAAGCCTTGAAGGTTCTTTTGTTCCCGAACTTACAACAGAGATCACCACCTTTAGAGGTCGAAGGGCTAAACTGTTTTGTGCTCATAGGTATGCAGATGGATCAACAAGTGATTATGTGGAGATTGTAAATGGGTTCATCGAGCAAAGCCCGAACATTGAAGAAGGTGATACTATCTCTTTATCAATCGTTCCATTGACAGCCTTGATTGATACTGACCTAACAGACAAGATCAACCAAACACAGTTGCTTCAAGACTACCACTACTATGACGGTATTAATGGAAGTGCTTTAGAATATGCCCTTGGTCGGTCACATGATTCTAGCTTTGACCCCATAAGACTTTATGTTGACACTAGTGCAAGCATAACAGCCAACACCTTCCAAGTGACAGTTGACCAAATACAAGGCTATCAACATATACTTGATGACTTTGACCCTACCTTGCCAGGAGGGCCAGACCTTGATGATTATAGACATGAACACCCACGTTATCCAAAGTTGACAAGGTTGACAGATAGCAGAACAGAAACAGATGGTGTATTCCCAACAGCGACAGCCTTTAGCCTTAGCCTTCCTGGCTATGTCATTAATGCAGACAGCACACCGGGCAACGCTTTAACAGCTGGTGAAATCACAGCCACAGAAACATTCACAGTCTCTTCAAGTACTGAGATTAAGCAGCATGAACTTGGAAGTGCAGAAGTGAAGCGGTGGCCTAATGTCATAAATGATACTCTTGAAAGTGAAGGGCCTAGCTCAGTCACAGGTTTAAGCGGTGGTGTGGCAAAGTGGAGAATTAATGCTGAAAACCAAATAAGAGCCACCAAGTTGAGTAGCTCACCTTTCATTGCTACAGTCACCTTATGGACACACAGAACACCTTACGAGCAATGGCAAACAAGCAGCGCTGAATCACAAAGTAGCCGCTTTCCTTGGGCTTGGTCGGCCAATGGAACAAACTACATGCTCGATGACCTATCAAGGTTAAGCTACCCCATAGACATTGGACAAGGTGAAGACCCCTATTTGGATTCACCAACCCAAGGCGATATTGGCTATTATAAGATAGCAAGGCTTTGGAGGATTGAAGATAGTGGCTCAATATTACCTGTGAGGGATATTGCAAAGGCCTACTATCAATTATATGAATCAGCCATCTTGGTTGAAAACAGTCTTGGTCTTCCTACTTCAGAAACAGCTGGTGTTAGCTATGACATTATTGTGTCATACTATGACCGAACAAGCGACAGCATAAAGCGGCAGTCTTTCAAAGCAAGCCATGAGACCACAGCCACCTTTGGTGGAACAGATGTTGGTGTACTTATCCATATAAGTAGTGAAAACGACTTTACCCAACAAGTGAGCTTTGGAGATTGGACCGACAAGGAAAGAACCTTGCTGTTTAGAGGTTCATCTTTAATAAGGGAAGATGTTGGAACTATCCTTTTAAGATTGCTTGAAAGTGGTGGAGGTGGCCAAATTAATGGCACTTATGACACCTTAGCCATTGGCTTCAATATCAACAGTACAGATATTGATGAAGAATCATTCTTGGCTATTGGTTCAAGTTGTCCTTTCTCACTCACCAATAGGTTCGCAGGTGATGGCACGAACTTGAGAGACATCTTTGAGAGTCTTCTTAAGTTGGTTGGTGCTGTGCTCATTATGAAGCGAGACGAAACCACAGGAAGAAGTAAGATCACTCTTCAAGCCATTGGCCAAGAAAGATTGGTTGATGTGTCCGCTACTATTGCCAATGGTGATTGGCTTGCAGATGAACCACCACATTGGGATATTTATGATGATATAGTCACTCAGATTAAATATGAGTTCGATTATGACCCAGCAGAAGATAAGTTTCTAAGTGAAGTAGTTTTCAATAACCAAGAAGCGATCAACCGTTTTGGCGGTGAAAGCTCCAAGATTACCTTGTCTTTGCCTGGTGTCTCTTCCAATGATGTTGGTCGTTTTGCAGGTGATAGGTTTGCACGTTTCCTTCCCACGTCTAACAGAATATTCAATATTCTATCCAATCCCTTAAGGCTTTGGCGAGGGGCTATTGGCAGCGGTCCAAGTATCTTCCTTGATGTTGGTTCTTACATAGCTGTGAACAGTCCTCATCTTCGTGGCTATTCAGATAGCTATGGAGTCACCAATGGTGTGGGAATGATACGAAGCATTAACCAAGAATTAATGGGTGAAGGTTGCACTCTTGAGATATTGACCACAGGACTTTCCCCTGTAGCTTGGAACGCTACTGCCACAGTAAGCACAATCACAAGCACAACCAAGGTTGAAGTCAAGGCTAACGACTACAGTAGAACGGACAGTGCAGATGTTAACTTCTTTGCAGTTGGTGATGTTGTGGACTATTTGCCTAATGGCAATCACGATGCTGCTATCACAGGACTAGAGATTGATTCCATCAGTGGCAACATTATCACCTTCACCACTTCCCATGGTATCACCACCACAGAAGGAACACTTGAACCCACTACTTACGCCAATGCAAGCACCACCCACCAAAGTGATGCTTACCTTGCAAACAGTGCAAACTTAATCAACTCAACAGTACCAGCACAGGAGTATTCATAAGATGCCTACCAAAGCCGAACTTGAAGCCAAGATTGAATCATTAAACGAAGACCTTAGAAGACAGCAAAGGGCAATCAACCAACTGAACATTGACCTTGATGACTTGCCACCTGTGGCCTTCAACCAATTTACTGCACCACATGCAAACGAGCATGCAAGGGAAGCAATCAACCGAGCACACAAAGAATGGGAACTTGTAGTCAAAGACCCTTCAAGCGGTGAACGTATTGACCTTTATATCAAAAGCAGTCATGGCCTTAAGTGGTCTTGGGAAGAAAACTATACTCGCAACGGTCAGTTTGCTTGGTGTGGTGCTTTCGCTTCTTGGTGTTACACTGATGTTAAGCAACCCATAAGAACCAAGATATTTCCTTCCTGTTATCGTATGTACAAAGCATGGTCCAACACTTCAAGACGTATTGATCCAATGAAGGTGCAGCCTGGTGATATTGTGGTTATTTATACAAGTAAGCGTTCAGTCCAAGGGGATCATATTACCTTGTGTGTTGATACAAGCAATATTAATGAAGGCTATATCAACACGATTGAAGGGAACGCTAAAGGAACGCTTGGTGATGGAACTTATGGTGAAGGTGTCATCAAGCAAGAAAGAACCTTGGATAAGATTGCACATGTTTACAGATTGCTTGGAGAGGACTTTAACGAATGACCGACCAAGAAAAAACAGAACTACAGTTCAAGGACAAGATGGGAGGGAGGAAGGTGACAGCCTTCTATGCTACCCTTGCAAGCTGTCTACTATTGGCACTACTCGACAAAGCACATGGTGAAGTCTTGGGTCTTATTGATACTTTGTTTTTCATTTATGCAGGTGCTAATGTAATGACTAAGAGGTCACCACAAATAAACGTTCAACAATCAAGCGAGGTTCAAAACAATGGGAAATAAACTAGGTGTTTCAAACCCTGTCTCAGCAGGTCAAGTAATCGGGTCTTACAATGCTTCAAGCGTAAGCGATACCGATTGGCACACACTAACAAGCAATGAGTTCTATGATGCAACCACAGGAACACAACTTGCTGATGGATTGCAATTTGCTTTTGTGGCCTTAATCAGTTCATCGACTTCCACTCTTAGTTATTTGAAGCTAAGAGAAGCAAGTGGAGCAGGTGATGGAAAGACCAACACTGATGGGGTAATACCTGTCTTTGGTCGTTTTGAAGTTGACGTGCAAGCCCTTCAAGATGGTGCAAGTGTGACTTCGATTGCTTATGCCAAAGGTGCTACAGGTGACAGTGTTGTCCTTGTTGCTGGCTTCAATAAATAAGGTGGTGATTCATGGCGATTAAATTAGATACCTTTTCGAGTGCTGGCGGTGGAGCAGGTACAGACAACCTTGATGATGTTACTTCAAGAGGTGCTACAACTACCAACGCAATCACAGTTGGTGGTGTAACCGTTGGTACAGAGTACACGCTACCAAGTGCAGATGGTTCAACCAATCAATACTTAAAAACTGATGGTGCAGGTAATTTAAGTTTTGCTGATTTAGACATCACAGGCGGCTTGACTTATCAAGGTGCTTTCAATGCTACAGCTGGCACACCTGACATAAGCAACGCTGAAAAAGGTGACTTCTATGTCATTGACACAGCTGGCACAATCTATGGTCAAACTTGGGCGGTGGGAGATCACTTGCTTGTCAATGAAGACATGGGTGGAACTATCACCAACAGCAAGATTGACAAGATTGATAATACTGACCAAGTTACAAGCGTTAACGGAAACACAGGTGCTGTTGTTCTTAGTGGTGATGACTTGGCAGCCGACCACACAGCGGTGAACTACACAGCGACCAATGCCAACATTGATGGTCATCTAAGTGGGATTGATACTGCTATTGGTGCAAGTTTAAGTCCAACCCTCGATGACGTGACCACCAACGGAAACACAACCACCAACACCATTGAAGTTGGTCAAGTCACTGTCAGTGGTGACATCTTGGCAAGTAGTGCAGACACAAGAACCATTGGTGCAGAAGGTACAAGGTTCATCACTTATTATGGTGACATGAATGGAGCGATAAGATTCAAGGCTAAGAACAACCAAGGTAGTGCAATCACTAAGGGCCAAGTGGTTTATATAAGTGGTGTGAGTGGCACAGTGCCAGAAGTGAAACTTGCCAAGGCGGATTCAGCTTTAACTATGCCTGCCTTTGGTGTGGCCTTTGCCAATGCAAACGACCAAGCAGAAGTTCAGATTGTGACCTTTGGCAATCTAACAGACTACAACACCACTACCTACTCCCTTAGTGCAAATGACACAATATATGTCAGTGCGACCACAGCAGGAGCATTAACCAACACAGCACCAACAGGTGAATCAAACTTGATTCAAAATATTGGTCGGGTGGTTCGTGCAGATGCAAGTGCAGGTATTATAAAAGTTGGTGGTGCAGGTCGCTCCAATGCTACACCCAACTTGAATAGTGGCAAAATCTTCCTTGGTAATGCAAGCAATCAAGCAGTAAGCACAGCATTAAGCTCAATTAACTTGACTTCGTTCAATGATGACTTGACCTATCCTGTGACTTCAGTCAACACCTTGACAGGTGCTGTGGTCGTGTCGGGTGATGACGTAGGGGCAGACCACACAGCGGTGAACTATACAGCTGCCAATGCCAATGTTGATGGTCATCTTAGTGGGATTGATACCAAACTTGGAACACTTGGCACTTCTGCCTTCCTTGATGTGGGAACAAGTGCAAGTAACGTTGTTCAACTTGATGGAACAGCCAAACTTCCTGCAGTTGATGGTTCACAGCTTACAAACTTACCAAGTGCACCTGTGACTTCTGTCAATAGCTTGACAGGTGCTGTGGTAGTCAGTGGTAACGATATAGCAGCGGATCACACAGCGGTGAACTATACTGCAAGTAATGCCAATGTAGATGGTCACTTAAGTGGGATTGATACCAAGTTTGGAACACTTGGCACAGCTTCAACAGCTGCTACAACCGACTTCTTGCAAGTCACAAACAACTTAAGCGATTTAAACAACGCAACCACAGCAAGAAGCAATCTTGGACTTGGTACTGCAGCCACTCAGAATGTGGGAACAAGTGCAGGTAATGTTGTTCAACTTGATGGAACAGCCAAACTTCCTGCAGTTGATGGCAGTCAATTAACCAATCTACCAAGTGCACCTGTAACAAGTGTCAATAGCTTGACAGGTGCTGTGGTTGTCAGTGGTAACGATATAGCAGCGGATCACACAGCGGTGAACTATACTGCAGCCAATGCCAATGTTGATGGTCACTTCAGTGGTGTAGATACTAAACTTGGAACTTTACTTGCAGACATTACAGGTGAAAGTCTAAATGACTTAAGTGATGTTTCATTCACAGCAGGGGCAGGGATAGACAACTATGTTTTGACTTATGACAATGGAACTTCTTCTTGGGGGGCTGAAGCTGTGCCTAGTGCACCTGTAACAAGCGTTAATGGAAATACAGGTGCTGTGGTTCTTAGTGGTAATGACTTGGCAGCAGATCACACAGCGGTGAACTACACAGCGACCAATGCCAATATTGATGGCCACCTTAGTGGGATTGACTCCGCTTTAGGTTCAGTCAGTGGTTCAAAACCAACGGTGACAAGTGCAAGCCCTAGCACAGATTACACAATAAGCACTTATACTGCTATTGAAGAAGTTTATATTCTTAATCCTAGTGCTTCCATAAATGTCAATTTGCCAAGTGCTTCAACAGTCACGAGCGGTTACAAATACAATATTAAAAATGTATCAGCTACAGCCAGCTTGACAGTTGACCCAAATAGCACAGAAACGATTGATGGAGCGACCACTTATACACTTAATGTTCAGTATCAATCTTTAACTATCGTTTCAGATGGTTCTAATTGGCATATCATTTAAGAGAGGTCACAAATGAGTTATCGTTGCAGAAATCCAAAGTCTACAATTATGATCCAACTGTCTGCAGATGGAACACAAACAGCCGCTTCTGATGGTGATAAAATATTGTTTCCAACTAAGACCACCACAGGAAGTGATGGTGTAAGCATTAGCTCTGGTACAATCTCGCTTGATAGCTCTAAAACCTATTATCTCAGTGTACACGTTGATTGTAACCGACCATCAACCACAAGCGACTTTAGCGCTGAATGGTGGAATGAAACAAGTTCAACACAGCTTGGTAAATCAGATGGAGCTTTTGAAGCAAGATGGCTACCAACAGGCGCATTCTATTATAATGGATCAACACTTGGCCAGCTGACACTTGTTAATCCTACGTTTGATATTAGCGTGAGAGTCAATCGACTAGGTGCAAGCAATACAGCAAATATTAGTCAATACTTTCATCTTTTCATTATTGAAATAGACGATTAGAGGGGGCTTTATGAGTTATGATCCGAGTGAAGGGGGCGGTGTGGTTTTCAGTGCATATATTGCAGGAACTACTTCTGTGGCTTTACCGACAGCTTCAGGTGGTTCTTACACTTTTCAATGGGACAGTGCCAATGATGCTTGCTCGATAGTCAGCAACACAGTCCAATGCAATCACTACGCAAGCACAGCGACTTGTGATATTGCCACAGGTAGTGCTTCGCAAACAGTGTGGGCCTATGGTTTTAAGAATGGTACTTACTACACAGGTAGTCACTTATATAATAGCTATGCAAAAGGTGACGATAATGGGTGGGGAGTCCACAGAGATACAAAAGACTTAGTGGTTGATACCAAGATTATCTTTAGAATTGCAGGAGGTCGCAACCAAGAAGGACTTGACCAATTAGCAGGGATAATAATATGACATATTTAGCAAAACCAAGAGCTGGCGTAAGAGTTGATTTACTAAAGTTCAATTCACTTTCAAGTATTGCTGTAGGTTCAATCTTCACTGTGAACGATACACCAAAAAACACAAGTGCGGTTATTAATGGCAGCGGTTACATTGAACTTCATGATGGCTCTTCATGGAGATTGGAAGCAAATTGCCTTTGCCAATACTCGACCACGTCAAGTGCTTATGAAAGTATTTGGTGGTGGTATGATGGAACAAGCAACTTGGGAAACAGGGGCAGAATGTCAAACTTGGCCAATACTCAAATCAGTAGAGGTTCTTGTACTTTGCTTTTAAGGTCCACAGACATCACAGGCACAATCACCATCTACCCAAGGATAAGCAACTTGTCTGGGAGTCCTGGCTATGATGGAACTTACACACCTTTACCACATGTAAGAATTTACGAAATACCAAACTAAGAGAATGAACATGATGCAAGAATTATTGATGAAAGACCATTTCACTTATGCCTTGGTGATTGGCACAATCATCTTGAGTGTGACAGCTGGCTATTTCTTAGGCCACCAAGACAAGGCGGTTGTGTGTGCTCAATATATCACAGACCTTGAAGACCTTAAGGTCAAGAAAGCTACCTGTGACACTGACTTGACAACCTGCAAAGGCAAAGGTGCTGCCAATGGTGTGCTTCAATGCAAGCCCATTTGTGACCAACAAGTGAAGGTTGCACTTGAGACACAGAAGGTTTGGCACTGTAATGATTAATATATTCTTAAGTGCTTTGCTTGTGCTTGTGCCTTTGAAGCCTGCCAATATTCCACCTAATTGGATTTACCTTGGTGAAAAGGTTGAACCAATCAAAGGAATCAAGGCTGAACGTGGCTTTGTCTTAACCTTTGAAGGTGCTGTCTTGACTGTACCTGACTTTATCAGAATAAAGAGCATCATCGAGGGGAGCAAAGACATTTGTGTTTATGCTGTGGATAGTGCCTTGAAAGAGTGCAGTGAAGGAATGACCAAGGCTTTGAGTGAAGCTCATGGAAGGGAAACCAACCACTTTGAAATCATAACTGCTTATGAATCAAGACTTGGCAAGTATGAGCTTCAAATTGGCAACCTTGAAACATCATTGCAGACTGAGCAGAAGAAGTCTAAAATGTTGTTATTCATTGCAAGTGGTCTTGGTGTTGTGGCCACCTTGTTCACCACTCTATACTTTGCAAAGGACTAGCATCATGGACATGAGCATGTTTGACATTGGAACAGTGCTGGCAGTACTTGGTTTATTCTACAAACTAAGTGCAGACAAGGCCGCACATGCTGAAGAGATGGGAAAGCTCAAGCAACAAGTCAGATCACTTGAAAGTCGTACAAGTCGCATTGATGATCGACTAGAGAGCATTGATGACAAGCTGGGAAACTTACTGACTGCAATCATCAAGCTAGAAACTATCATTGGACAGAAGGGGCAGTCTTAAGCGATTGCAAAACACCCTTCAACTTTTAAAGCATTTCAAGAAGACTAGCAAACACGTTCCAATCATTGGGGTCCATGTGACTGAGCATTCTTATTGCTTTCTTTTTGTCCTCCATTTCATTGGCCACAATAAGAGACTTGACGAAAGCACCACAAGCCAATCTTGGACCATACC